GTGTCGAGCAACCAGCCCCTGATCGTCATCGGGGACAGCACCACCCACGGTGGCCAGGTCATCACCGGCGACCTGAGCAGCACGGTCGGCGGTAAGGCTATGGTCCGCGAGGGCGACCTGACCTATTGCCCGAAATGCCGGGGCGCCTTTCACATCCTCCGGGGCAACGGCATCGTTTTCGACGGCGCAGGCAAGACCTACGCGCGGCACGGCGACCGAACCGCATGCGGCGCCCAACTGATTGCCACGCAATTCCAGACCATTGCGGCGCGTGTCGAGGACGGTGTGCCCGTTCAGGCGGACGCCATCGCAGAAGCGAAGGCCATCGCCGCACCGACAAGCTCGGGCGTGTGTCTTGAGTGCTTACTCAAGGCCGCGACGACAGGCTCCAGCACCGTCATACGGGGGTGAGATGGCCAGCGACGTGATAGAGCGCCTGGCGGGGCTGCGCACGCGCGTGCCGGCGCTGCGCCTGTACGCGCTGGTCGATGGTGCGCAATACCAGCTGCAGATCGGCCGGCCGATCCTGCCGCGGTCCTGCATGGCCTCGCTGTTCGAGGGCACGGCCGATGCGCCGTTGGCCCATGCCGGCCCCTGGCTGGTCGATGTCGAGCAGGCGGATACCGAGCTGGTGAGCGATCTGGGCCGCATGGAGACATGGGCGCCGGCGGTGTCCTGGCTGATCACGCAGACGGATCTCCCCGGCCTGGCCGAACTGCTGCGCCAGCAGCTCGACGTCCGCCTGCCTGACGGCCGCACCGCATTGCTTCGTTTCTGGGACCCGCGCGTGTTGGTCAGGTTGATCGAAGTGCTGGACGGCGGCCAACTGCAAGCGTTCTTCGCCCACCTGTACGAATGGCACATGCTGCGCGACGGCGAGCGTGTGTGGATCGGGAGAGACCATGCTGACGCTTAACGACGAGCAATGGCAGGCGCTACAGGCCTACGACGCCCGGCACTTCGTCATGGCCGTGCGCGACCAGTTCGTGACCGATCATCCCGCGGCGGCGGCGGAGCCCGGCGGCCAGGTCGTTTTGGATCGCATGCTGGCGGCCTACGACCACGCCGAACGCCTGGGCTTCACGTCTACGCCGCACGTCGCCTGGTTGCTGTACCTGGCGGCGGATGCCCCGGCCTGGATCTCGGACCCGGTAGTCGATGCGTTCCTGCGCGAGCGGCCCGGCACGCCCGAGCAGCGCTTGGACGACATGGCTGCCGTCATGCAACGCAAACTGGAAGGGGGTCTTTGATGGCGGGTGCAGCCGTCCCACTGATTGAGGCAGCCGCAGCGCGCGCCCTGGCGGCACTCGGCTTCGGCGCGGCGGCCGGCGCCACCGGCGAGGCCGCGCGCGACGCGATCCGCAAACGCAAGGAAGCGGCGGACAAGGCCAAAAGCTCGCCGGTCGCGCAGACCGACGCACAAACCAAGGCCCAGGCACGGAAGAAGTGCCCGGAGTGCCCGCCGGACAAAGGTGTGCCGTTCACGCGCACCTTTCCCAGGCGCCTGCCGTGGGTGGACTATCAGGCCCGCATCTGCGGCATGCCATCGGGGCCGAACCACATCATCGAATGGATGTTCAACGCGGTGCGGTTCGACGGCTTCACGTCGGGCGCGTGCCTGCTGAAAGAGGCCAAGGCCGGATACGACCAGTTTTTCGATGAGTGGGGCCGGCCGCTGCGCTGGTGGGCCTACAACGTCGAGGACATCATCGCGGAAATCGTGCGTCAGGACCTGGCCGCCAGCCCGAAGCCGCCTGTCCGGCTGGAATGGCACTGGCAGCAGGCGACCAGCTACCGCTATTTCTCCCGGATCCTGAGCGCCGCCGCGCCCAGCGTTCCGCACCACTACACCCCATGAAAAAGCCGCCGCTCAACGTCCAGTTCCGCGCGCAGTACAGGGCCGATCTGGCGCACCCGCAGCCCTGCCAGTACAGCGTGCGCGCGATGCGGCGCGGGTCCTTTTCGGGGTCGATCGATAGCGAGGTGAGAGGCGGAAGCGTAGTCATGCCGCAAGGGTGCGAAGTGGCATGTTGCGCTCAAGCGCAGCAAGATCAAGGCGATGCGCGATGGCGCCATCAAGGACTTGCTAATCGAGGCGGAGAGGACCAAGGCTCAGATTCGGGCTCGGGTCGAACATCCGTTCCATGTCATCAAGAATCTGTTTGGTCATCGCAAGGTTCGTTACAAGGGCTTGGCCAAGAACACGGCGCAACTGTTCAGCTTGTTCGGTCTCGCCAATCTGGTGCTCGCCAGGAGACAGTTGCTGGCCAGCCCTGAAAGCATTCCGTCCTGAGCGCGCAAAGCGCGCCAGGCACCACGCGAAAACGGCGGAAAACGTGCTCAATCGGCACTTCCTTCCCGCGATGCGGAAACCTTGAACAGGATGGCTCGCGATTCCATTCACGGACCCCGTTGATCAGCGTTTCCCTAGCGCGCACCTAGAAAATCCGGAATACCACAAAAGTCCTATTTAATGGATTTCACCTGTTTTCACGAACTTCCATGACTGACCATCGCTCGCCAATCGTTTGCGGCAAGGTTTGTGATGGCTTTGAGATAGCTAACGCGCACTTCCAAAGGAGGGCGGCGCAATAGGTTGCATAATCCCGTCATTTTTATTTAATTAATTTTGGGTAGCTGGTGTGGGCACTTGTTGTATAGCAGGCCGACACAACAGCTACCGCGTGACCCGCTCGCGCGCGCCCGGCACTCTGCGGTCATGGACACCGCAGACCTCGCCCGCCTCCTCGAAAACCTCCTGCGCCTCGGCACTATCGCCGAGGTTCGACACACCAGGCCGCCGGCCGTGCGCGTGCGCACCGGGGGCATCACCACCACTTGGCGCCCGTGGGCCGAGCGCCGCGCGGGTCAGACGCGCACCTGGAACCCGCCGACCGTGGGCGAGCAGGTGCTGCTGTTCTGCCCCAGCGGCGACCCGGCCAACGCTGTCATCCTGTGCGGCATCCCGACCGACGACAACGACGTTCCGAGCAACGACCCCAACCTGACTGTCACGCTGTACCCGGATGGCGCGCTCACCAGCTACGACCACGCCGCCGGCCTGCTGAGCGTGCAGGGCGTCAAGACGGTGTTCCTGGAAGCCGCCGCGAACGTGCTGGTGAAGGCGCCGGACACCGTTTTCGACGGCAATGTCACGGTCAAAGGCCGGTTCGCGTACGAGAACGGCATCGCCGGCCATGGCGGCGAGAACGGCAACAAGATCACCGGCAGCCTGACGCACGAGGGCGGCCAGCTTTCGTCCAACGGCGTAGTCCTGGACAAGCACGACCACGGCGGCGTGCAGCGCGGCGGCGACTGGACGGAGGGCACGCGGTGACCGGCATGAACAACGCCACCGGCCGAGCGCTTTCCGACCTGCCGCACGTGGCGCAGTCGATGCGCGACATCCTCTCCACGCCGATCGGCTCGCGGGTGATGCGGCGCGACTACGGCAGCGAGGTCCCCGAGCTGATCGACCAGCCGCTGAACCCGGCAACCCGCCTGCGCACCATGTCCGCCGCCGTGTCGGCGCTGGTGCGCTGGGAGCCGCGCATCCGCATTGCCTCGGTGCGGTTCTGGATCGATGCGGACGGCAAGCCCGTGATCGACATCGAGGCCGACCGCGTGGACGGCCCGCGCCGTGAAGCGGCAGGCACGCTGTCCGTGTCCCTCCGGAGCTGACCATGGCCACCATCGACCTGTCGCAGTTGCCGGCGCCGGCCGTGGTCGAAACGCTCGACTACGAAGCCATCCTGGCCGAGCGGAAAGACTACTTTGTGTCGCTGCACCCAGCCGACCAGCGGGACGCCGCGCGCGCCACGCTGGAGCTGGAATCCGAGCCGATCACCAAGCTCTTGCAGGAGAACGCCTACCGCGAGCTGGTGTGGCGCCAGCGCGTGAACGACGCGGCGCGCGGGGTCATGCTGGCCTTCGCCGAAGGGGAAGACCTGGAGCAGATCGCGGCGAACTTCAACGTACGGCGTCTGACCATCACGCCGGCCGACGACACCACCGTGCCGCCGACGCCCGCCGTGATGGAGGGCGACGACTCGCTGCGCGAGCGCGCACAGGAAGCGTTTGAAGGGCTGTCCGTGGCCGGCCCGACCAAGGCCTACGAGTTCTTCGCGCGCTCGGCTGACGGCCGGGTGGCGGACGCGCGCGCGATCAGCCCGGCCGGCGCGGAGGTGGTGGTCTCGGTGCTGTCGCACCTGAACGACGGCGCGGCCGACGAGAGCCTGCTGGCGGCTGTACGCACCGCGTTGAGCGGTGACGACACCCGGCCGCTCGGCGACCGTCTGACGGTGCAATCCGCCACCATCGTCCCGTACCGCATCCGTGCCACGCTGTACCTGGCATCGGGGCCGGCGGCCGAGCCGATCCTGGACGCGGCTGGCAAGCGGGCCGACACTTACCGCACCACGCGCCGGCGCATCGGCCGCGACATCAACCGCTCGGCGATCACGGCGGCACTACATGTGGAGGGCGTGGAAAAGCTGGTGCTGCATGAACCGGCCGAAGACATCGCGCTCGATCTGACGCAGGCGGGCTACTGCACCGGCGTGGATATCGTCAACGGGGGCGCCAGTGAGTAGCGCAACCCTGTTGCCGCCGAACGCGACGCCGCTGGAGCGCCGCGCCGCCCAGGCGGGTGCGCGCATCGAGCGCGTGCCGGTGCCGCTGCGCGACCTGTGGAACCCGGCCACCTGCCCGGCCGAGCTGTTGCCCTTCCTGGCCTGGTCGTTTTCCGTGGACCGCTGGAACCCGGCTTGGCCGCTCGCCACCAAGCGCGCCGTGACGGCCGCCTCCTACTTCGTGCATCGCAAGAAGGGCACGATCGGCGCGCTTCGCCGCGCGGTGGAGCCGCTGGGCTTCCTGATTCGCGTCATCGAGTGGTGGCAGACCAACCCGCCCGGCCCGCGCGGGTCGTTCCGGCTGGAGGTTGGTGTCCTGCAAACCGGCATCGACGAGGCCATGTACGCCGAGCTGGAACGGCTCATCGATGACGCGAAACCCTGTTCCCGGCCGATGCTCGGCCTCCAGATCAGCATCGAGGCGCGCGGCACCCAAGCCACCAGCGCCGCCGCCTACCTGGGCGATGTGCTGACCGTCTACCCCTACGCCCCGCCCGACATCGTTGTGAGCGGTACCGCGCGTCTTTCCAGCGCTTCCCACGACATCGACACCCTGACCGTCTCTCAGTAGAACGCCATGCTTCAGACCTTCTTCATCGTTCCGACCGCCGCCGGCGAGGCCAAAGACACCAACGCCAAGGCACTCGGCCAGGCGCGCAAGTACACGCACATCGCCGTAGGTGATGGCGGCGGCGCGCTGCCTACGCCCGACCGTGACCGCGCCGCGCTGGTCAACGAGCGCTACCGCGCCCAGATCAATGCGATCTGGCAGGACCAGGCCAACCCCGGGCAGTTCGTGGCCGAGCTGGTGATTCCCGAGACCGTGGGCGGTTGGTGGATTCGTGAGCTGGGCCTGATCGATGCGGACGGCACGCTGTGCTACTACGGCAACTGTCCGGAGACCTACAAGCCACAGCTGGCCGAAGGGTCTGGCCGCACGCAGTCCGTGCGCATGGTGGTGCTGTCGGGCTCGGGCGCGGCCGTCGAACTGAAAATCGACCCGGCGATCGTGCTGGCGACGCGGCAGTACGTCGACACGACCATCGCCGCCGAGCTGGCGAAGCTGGACGGCAAGCCATCGGTGCGCATTGCCACCACCGCCAACCTGGCCGCGCTCTCCGGGCTGCTGACCATCGACGGCGTGACGCTCGCCGCCGGCGACCGGGTGCTGGTCAAGGACCAGAACGCGGGCAAGGACAACGGCATCTACGTTGCTGCGGCCGGCGCCTGGGCGCGCGCGGCCGATGCCGACGCCGCGCTGGAGGTGACCCCCGGCATGCTGGTGCCAGTGGAGACCGGCGCGGCAAACGGCGATTCGCTGTGGCAGCTCGCCACCGACGCGCCGATCACGATCGGCACGACGGCGCTCGCCTTCGAGCTGGTGAGCGGCAAGACGGGCGTGGCGGCCGGCACGTATCGCAGCGTCACCGTGAACAGCCGCGGTCAGGTGACGGGCGGCACCAATCCGACCACGCTTGCCGGCTACGGCATCACGGATGCCGTCACGGCCGCGCAGGGGCTGGCCGCCGGTATCGGCGCCGATCTGGCAACCAGCAACAAAGCCGTGGGCGACCTGAACGCCCTGGTGGCGCCTGGGGAGTACTACTACACCAGCGACAACGCCAATGCGCCGAGCGGACACGGCGTGCTCAAGGTGTGGCGCGAGTCCGCCACGATGGTCTTTCAGCTCGTCCACTCCTCAGACAACGAGGTGTTCACGCGCTACCGCGCCAGCAGCGGCACGTGGACCGCCTGGCGGCAGCTGGTGGGCCAGGCGGGGCTGATCGGGTATTTCGCGCGCTCCACCGCCCCGAACGGATGGCTCAAGGCCAACGGCGCGGCGGTCAGTCGTACGACCTACGCGGCGCTGTATGCCGAGATTGGCACCACGTTTGGCGCGGGCGATGGCGCCGCCACGTTCAACCTGCCGGACCTGCGCGGCGAATTCCTTCGGGGCTGGGATGACGGGCGCGGCGTGGATACCGGCCGGGGCTTCGGCACGTGGCAGTCCGGCTCGCCCGTTCCGCACGACGACACGGCCGGCCCGGACGGCGGGGCCTCGTACAACGCAACCGGCCTGGCCGCGAATGCCGCTGCCAGCTGCGACGTGTGGACGGGCACCTTTCCGGAGGCCTACTACGAGAACAACGTCTCGGGAACCACCTACGTCCGAGCCAGCACAGCTGGCTTCATCAGCATGGCCCGCCCGCGCAACGTCGCGTTCCTCCCCTGCATCAAATACTGACCGACCGACGCCATGACCGACACCGTCTACCACTATCACCCCACCACCGGCGAGTACGCCGGCAGCTCGCCCGCGGACCACTCGCCGCTCGAACCGGGCGTCGTGCTCATCCCCGCCCACGCCACCGACCAGGCGCCACCCGCTGCTGGCCCGCACGAGATGGCCGTCTTCCGCGACGGCAGCTGGAGCGTCGCGGCCGACTGGCGCGGCGTCGACCTGTTCTCCAAGGCGGACGGCTCCGCCGTCACCATCGCCGACATCGGCACGACGCCGGCGGACGTGAACGCCACCGAAACCGCGCGGCCCAGCGCTGCACACGCCTGGCGGGCCGGGAAGTGGATCGAGGACGCCCAGCTGAAGGCCTCGCTCCTGGTGGCGCTGAGGCAGCGCCTGTGCGACCAGCTCGACGCCGCGGCCGATGCGGTCCGCCTGGCGGTGGTCGGAGATCCGCTGCGCGTGGTCGAATACCAGCGCGCGGCCGACGAGGCGCAGGCGTACCAGGCCGCCGGCTACGCGGGTGACGCGCCGCCGGCGGTGCAGAGTGCCGCCGACGCCAAGGGCTCGACCGCCCGGGAGGCTGCCGACGAAATCCTGGCGATGCATGCCGCGTGGAATGCTGCCCTGTACGGCATTCGGTCGCTCCGCCTCGCGGGCAAAGAGCGCATCCGCAACGCGGCATCGGAGGATGCCACGCGCGTGGCCGCCGACCAGGCGGTCGCCGGCGTGCGCGGCGTCTTGGCGGGCATGAGCGGGGGGCAGGTATGAGCAGCATCCAGCTACTTTTCACCGCTACCGACGGCCCCCTGGGCTGGGCGATCCGCGCGTGTGCCTGGTCGGCGTGGAGCCATGTCGCCATGGTGGACGGCGACCAGGTCATCGAATCCATGCCCGGCCATGGCGTGCGCCGCGTGCCGCTGGCCGAGGCCATCCAGCAAGCGGACCGGTACGAGCTGGCGACGATGCCGGCGCGCGACCCGGCGCGGATCATCGAGGCGGCGGCCGGCCAAATCGGGAAGCCCTACGACTACACCGCCGTGCTCGGCATCGGCCTGCACCGCGACTGGCAGCAGGCCGATGCGTGGTTCTGTAGCGAACTGCTGGCCTGGTCATTCCACCAGGCGGGCGAGCCGCTGTTCCGCGCGGACTGCGTGCGGCGTGTGACACCGCAACACCTGTGGATGCTCGCACCGCTCAATCAGCGGGCCTCGGCCAACGTCTTGTTGTAGCGCGCGCCGCCACAACAGCACGCGCGCGACATTCACGCGCGTGCGCAGCATCCTGCCTGGACGTCTGTGTACCCCTACGGACACTCCTGGAGGACTGCATGCCAACCGATTACCACCACGGCGTGCGCGTCGTTGAACTCAACGACGGCACGCGCCCTATCCGCACCATCGAGACCGCCGTGGCCGGCATCGTCTGCACCGCCGACGATGCCGACGCGGCCACCTTCCCGCTCGATACCCCCGTCCTGCTGACCAACCCGCAGGCCTACATCGGCAAGGCCGGCGACAAAGGCACGCTTGCCCGCACGCTCGACGCCATCACCGACCAGACGAACCCGCTCACGGTCGTGGTGCGCGTCGCCGGTGGTGCGTCCGAGGCAGAGACCACGTCCAACCTGATCGGCACCACCAACGCGGCCGGCCGGTACACCGGCATGAAGGCGTTGCTGGCCGCCCGCAACCGTTTTGGCGTCGCGCCGCGCATCCTGGCTGTGCCGGGGCTCGACAGCCTGCCAGTCGGGACCGAGCTGGTCACCATCGCGCAGAAGCTGCGCGCCTTCGCCTACCTGTCGACGTACGGCTGCCAGACTAAGGAAGAGGCCGTCGCCTATCGCAGTAACTTCGGCCAGCGCGAAGCGATGGTGATGTGGCCGGATTTCGTCGGCTGGGATACCGCCGCCAATGCCGAGACCACCCTGTGGGCCACGGCCCGCGCGGTCGGCTTGCGCGCCAAGATCGACAACGACACCGGCTGGCACAAGACGCTTTCCAACGTGGCAGTGGGTGGCGTGACCGGCCTGTCGCGCGACGTGTTCTGGGACCTCCAGGACCCGGCCACCGACGCGGGCTATCTGAACGCCAACGAGGTGACCACGCTGGTTCACCGGGACGGCTTCCGCTTCTGGGGCTCCCGCACGTGCAGCGCGGATCCGCTGTTCGCCTTCGAGAACTACACCCGCACCGCGCAGGTGCTGGCCGACACCATGGCGGAAGCCCACATGTGGGCGAACGACCTACCGATGACGCCCACCCTCGTGCGCGATCTGCTGGAGGGCATCAACGCCAAGCTGCGCATGCTGACCCGCAACGGCTACCTGCTGGGCGGCGCCGCGTGGTTCGACCCGGAAGCCAACACCAAGGACACGCTGAAGGCCGGGCAACTCGCCATCGACTACGACTACACGCCCGTTCCGCCGCTGGAAGACCTCACGTTCCGCCAGCGCATCACCGACCGCTACCTGATGCAGTTCGCCGAAGCCGTCAAGGCAGCTTGAGCTGTGTCCCACAACCTGACCAGGAATCACTATGGCCCTGCCACGCATCCTCAAACACTTCAACGTATTCGCGGAGCAGACGATCAGCACGATCACCGTGCGCAAGCCCGGCGCCGGCGAGCTGCGCGGCGTGAGCCTGATGGATCTGATGCGCATGGACGTGACCGCGCTGCACACGGTCCTGCCGCGCATCACCACGCCGACGCTGACCACCGCCGACGTGAGCCGCCTGGACCCGGCCGACCTGACCCAACTGGCCGTCGAGGTGACCGGTTTTTTGCTGACGAAGGCGCAGCAGCAGGACACCTTCCCGACCGAGTCGAAGACGCCGCCGCAGACATCGGCGTGATTTTCTCGTTCCGCCTGGAGGAGCTGTACGCCATGGGTATTGTGGAGCTGATGGAGTGGCGCGAGCGTGCACGCGAACGTAGCGGGGCCGAGGAATGAGCGACGCCCGCCGCCTGCGCCTGGAGGTGGTGCTGGCCGCCGTGGACAAGGCCACGCGACCGCTGCGCAACCTGATGAGCGCCAACAACGACCTGGCCCGCGCCGTGAAGGCCACGCGCGCGCAGCTCAAGGACTTGGAGCGCACACAGGCCGGCATCGACAGTTTCCGCAAGCTGTCGCGCGATGCGGCCATCACTGGCAACCAGCTGAAGACGGTGCGCGGGCGGGCGGACGAGCTGGCCCGCCAGTTCAAGGAAACCCGGGAACCATCCGCCGCGCTCACCAAGGCCTTCGAGGCTGCCAAGCGCGAGGCGCAGGCGCTCAAGGTGCGGCAATCGGAGCTGGCCGAAAAGCTGCACCAGGTGCGCGGGCGGCTGGCGGACGCCGGCATCGGCACGCAGAACCTTGCGCAGCAACAGCGCGCGCTGCGCAGCCGCATCGCCAGCACCAACGAACAGCTGGAGGCGCAGACCCAGCGCATGGCGGCCGTGACCGCGCAGCAGCGCCGCATGGCCGCCGCGCACCAGGCGGCGGACAAGGTGCGCGCGCGCGCCGGGAGCGTGGCCGCCGCCGGCGCGGGCGCCACCGCGGCCGGCATCGCGGCCGGCGCCCCGTTGCTCAAGGGCCTGGGGGAAGCCAAGCACTACGACCTGGAGCGGGTACGCATCGGCGCGCTTGGCCTGGGCGACGAGTCCACCAAGGAAGCGCTGGCCTTCGCCGAGAAGATGAAGGCCTACGGCGTCAGCCAGGTCGAGAAGGCCGAGCTGATGCGCGACGCCATGAGCGTGTTCGCGGACACGCACCACGCCGAGCTGGTGATGCCGACGCTCGCCAAGATGAAGTTCGCCAACGCAGCCGTGTTCGGCCAGGCGGACGGCGCCGAGAACGAGCGCAAGTTCGTGGACATGCTCAAGGTCATTGAGCTGCGCGGCGGCCTGGCGAGCGAGGGCGAGTTCAGGAAGCAGGCCGACATGGTGCAGAAGGTCATCACGGCGACCGGCGGGCGCGTGCAGGCTGACGAATGGCTCAACGTCATCAAGACCGGCGGTCTCGCCGCCAAGGGTGCCGATGACAAGGCGTTCTACTACACGCTGGAGCCGCTGGTGCAGGAGATGGGCGGCAACCGCGTGGGGACGGCCATGATGAGCGCCTATCAGAACCTGTACCAAGGCAAGACGACGAAGCGCGCGCTGCACAACCTGGACAACTTCGGCCTGATCGCCGACCGCAGCAAGGTCAAGGAAGACAAGGCCGGGCAGGTGTCGTTCATGGACCCGGGTGCGCTCAAGGGCGCGGACCTGTTCCGCCAGAACCAGTTCGCGTGGCTGGAGAAGGTGCTGCTGCCGACGCTGGCCGCCAAGGGCATCACCGACCGCAAGCAGGTCGAGGAACCACCCAACGCTGGCCAAGGCCGCCGCCATCGCGGTCGGCGCGCTGGCGGCTTCCCTGCTGGTGCTGGGGCCGATCATGCTGGCCGTGGCGTCCGTGCTGGGTCCCTACGCCATGCTGCACATCTTGTGCGCCAGGCTGGGCGTTACGGGCGGCGTGCTGTCGGGCGTGTTGCGTGGTCTGGCGGGTGCCTTCAGCGTAGTCATGCGCGCCGTGGCGGTGCTGGGCCGGGTGCTGCTGATGAACCCGATTGGCCTGCTGGTGACGGCAATTGCGGTCGCGGCCTACCTGATCTACCGGTACTGGGAGCCGATCAGCGCCTTCTTCTCGGGGCTGTGGCAGCAGGTGAAGACGGCGTTCGACGGCGGCATCGCCGGCGTGTCCGCGCTGATCCTGAACTGGTCGCCGGCGGGCCTGTTCTACGCCGCGCTCGCGCCGGTGTTGCAGTGGTTCGGGTTCGACGTGCCGGCCAAGTTCACCGAGTTCGGCGCCAACATCGTGCAGGGCCTGGCCAACGGCATCCGCAGCGCCATCGGCTGGGTCACGGATGCGGTGGGCAGCGTGGCAAGCGGTGCGATCACGGCCTTCAAGAGCCTGCTGGGCATCCACTCGCCCAGCCGCGTGTTTGCCGAGCTGGGCGGGTTCACCATGGCCGGCCTCGGCGAAGGCCTCACGCGCGGCCAGCAGGGGCCGCTGCAGGCCGTTCAGCGGGTGGGCGCCCTGATGGGGGCATGGTGATGCGTGCCTTCCATCTTTCCCCGCTCCATGCGGCCGCAGGCCGCTTCGTTACCTGCGCCTTGGCGCACTTCAACCTGCCGGCCGGCGAGCGCGCTACGGCCCTGTACGGCGCCCACGTGGTGCTGCGCGACCACGTTCCGCAGGCGACGGGGCGCGGCGCCGTCGCCGACGTGCTCGCCGTTTCCCCCGCACCCCCTTCACGAGAGAGCCGCCCAGGAGCCTTCGGCGGAGCGCTCGAAGGGCGGGGGCCGCATAGATTTTCCCAATGGGGAACCACAGGCAGCGCCGGAAACCCGTGGAAATCCGGGGGTGGCTGCGCTAAGTCCTTGATTCTAGAAGCGATGCCGTCCACAGGTTGCCCCCGTTTTTCCACGGGTTACCCCGGATTTTCCACGGGTCGCATTTCGGCCGGCCGCCGCCCGCCCCTCTCTTTCTCTCTCTCTAAATCATTGAAAAGAAAGAGAAAGAAGCAGGGAAAAGAGCAGGCAGGGCGCACACAAGGGCATCCACGGGTCGGGGGCGTTTTTCCACAGGTTTTTGCCTCTGCCTATTTTTTCATCCACGGATTCCACAGGTCAGAAAGAGCTAACCCGTGGAAATCCGTGGAAACAAATCAATTAAAAATCAATGACTTAGGTCCTACCGGATGGCGATCCACGGATCCACAGGTTGCGCTGCCTGTGCTTCCCCTGTGCCGGGTCTCCGGGGGGCGCCCATGACGGTTCTCGGTACGACGATCGACCTGTGCGCCGCCGCCGCGATGCTGGGCGCCCACCCCGAGACCGTGCGCCTGAAGGCCAAGGCCGGCGAGATTCCCGGCCGCAAGGTTGGCAAGCGCTGGATGTTTTCGACGATTGCCCTGGAGCGCTACCTCGCCGGAGAATGGGTCCCGCGAGTTGTGCAGGGCGATCAAGCAAAGGAAATCGAGCTATGTCGCTCTACAAACGGAAAGACAGCAACAACTGGTATTACAAGCTTTACGCCCCTGGAAACCGCACGCCGGTACAAGGCAGCACTGGCACCAGCGACCGGGAACGGGCGCAGGAATACCACGACCGCCTGAAGGTGGATCTGTGGAACCAGGCCAAGCTCGGCCACCAGCCGCGCTACACCTGGAACGATGCCGTGGTGCGCTACGTGGAAGACCGGGCAGAGCTGCGCAGTCTGGAAACCACCAGGACGCACCTGCGCTGGTTGGACAAGCACCTGGACGGCGTGGTGCTGGCAGACATTGACCGCGACCGGGTTGATGCGCTTGCGCGGCTCAAGCGTGCAGAGCACCGCATTGTCCGCACGCGGGAGGGGATCAAACAGCTTCCGGGTACGGTCAGCCCCAGCACGGTCCGCCGGGTCATTGGCGTGCTGACGGCAGTGCTCAACGCCGCCGTGGAGTGGGGGTGGTTGACCAGTGCGCCGAAGCGCAAACGGGTGAAGACGGCCGGTAAGCGGATTCGCTGGCTGTCGCCGGCCGAGGCAGAGCGGCTGTTGGCTGAGCTGCCCGACCACTTGGCCGAAATGGCGCGGTTCAGTCTGGAAACGGGGCTGCGCCGTGCCAACGTCACCGGGTTGCAGTGGTCACAGGTTGACCTGGTGCGCCGTGTTGCCTGGATTCACGCTGACCAGGCGAAGGCGCACAAGGCGATCACCGTGCCACTGTCGGACACGGCGGTCGAGGTGCTGCGCCGTCAGTTGGCGAAGCCGCGCAAGCCGCAGTATGTGTCCTGGGTGTTTGTCTACCGGGGGTGTTCGATCTACAAGACCACAACCGCTGCCTGGAAGAAGGCGCAGAAGCGGGCCGGCATCCGTGACTTCCGCTGGCACGATCTGCGCCACACCTGGGCGAGCTGGCACGTGCAGCGCGGCACGCCGCTACAGGTGCTCAAGGAACTGGGCGGGTGGGAAACCATGGAGATGGTGCAACGGTATGCTCACCTGTCGGCTGGGCATCTGGCGCAGTGGGTGGCTTCGCTGACGGCCCCCCAGTGTGGTTACAAAATAGCTGAGGTGGCGTAG